ATGAATAGTTCCTTTAGGATTTTCATCTGTATATAAGTCTGAATGTTTCTTTGAGTTTGCTGGTTGTCCTTTCTTTCTAGGAATGCGAGGATTTGATTCCTCATTCATTGCTTTTTCTAATTTATCTGCTTGTTTAGCGTGAGTCTTAGATCCCTTTCTAAGATTTTTGACTAGTTTCTTGATATAAGGTTTATCCTTTTTATTCAACTCCTCTTTCATATCATCTTTACCATCAAGATAATCAGCAGCAGTATCTAAGTAGTCAGTTGCTTTGGTTATCTTTGATTGTACCCATGCTTTGAAGTTATCTTTTTTGAGAGTATGTTTTTTGATCCGTTTAGATGCTCTCTTAGCAGTTTTCAACTGATTACGGATCATCTCTGGTTCATGATCCTTATGTTTCTCCTCTTCCATTGCTTGTTTGCGAATAGTTGCGAAGTAAACTTTCTTACCCTCTTCCTTACCATATTGTTTCTGCATACTCTTCTTCATATCAGACTTATCATACTTCTTCTTTAATCTATCGTCTTTTCTTTTCTCCTTTTCAGTCATCTTTCTTTCGGGAAGATATTCATCTGTTAATTTTTTGTTCACTGGATTTTTGTTATCTATTGAAAGATCATCTCCTTTTATAATTTCATTCTTTATTTTTACATTTGCCTTAAATGGAAATAAAGCTTTACCTGATATCTTTTTCTTTTCTGTTAAAGGATCATAAGAATTAAACTGATTTTCAGGTTTATTCATTCTTTCTAAAGTTTTTTTATCAATTTTTTTTCCACCCACAAAACCACCTTGATCTGTTGGGGTATTTAATTTATCATCTAAATTTACATTTTTGTCTTTTATTAACTGCTCTCTTTCAGATTGTTTTTTCCTCAATTCTGCTTCTAAATCTGGTCTAAGATTTTTCCTATCGTTTGTAGATCCATCTTTTCTAGGTCTAGCCATTTGCAATACAGAGCCAAGACCACCAGTAACTGTGGTTAAATATGGTAGTGCGTTCTTAAGTGCGTTTGTTTTGCTAATTTTTCTTAGAAAAAAAGGTAATGGGACAGTGCTTTCCTTTAACTTTTTATCTTTAGTATTCTTAACTAATAATCTATTATGAGTTGGTGTTAGAGGAACCTCTTTAATCCCACTGCCTGATTCAGGTTTCATATTATCAGGTAGACCATACTTATTTCTAGATCCACTAGGATTTATAATTATACCACCCAAATAACCACCAAATTTTTCAGAAATATTAGTCCCTGTCCAAACTCCTTTACCATTTAATCTTGGTCTCATATGATCAGGACCAATAATATCAGTTACAAGTGCAGTTGTCTCTCCGTCAGAATTTTGTATCTCTACGCTTTCTCCTACTCCCCCTGAGCCATTACCACCACCATTACCACCATTGCCACCGTTACCATTTCCACTACCATTCCCACCGTTCCCATTTCCGTTAGAACTTCCGTTAGATTTGCCATTACCATTACCATTCTTTTTGGAATCCTCCTTTTCGTCTTCACGCTCTCTACGAAGATACCCACCAACTCCCCTGCGATAACCTTTTGGAATTGGTTTGCACTTGCTATCTTGGAAACAGTAATAGTGTCCTTCCTTACACTTCTTCATTGTAGCGATTATTTTTCCTCTTTATTATTTAGAAACCCTTTCTTTAGCATCTTTGAAAGTTCGGATGTTGATCCAACAAATAATGCGTTATTAGTCACATTATTTGTTTTTGGACTATCCTCATTTACATCTTTAATTTTTTTCTGTAGATCCATCAATTTATCTGTGGTATCTGCAACTGATTTTATAAGTTGACCTGCTACTTCATATGCTCTTGGACTTGCACTTTCACCAGCGACTTCCATGATTCCATTAATTGCTTCCTGACCTTTTTCTATGATTGAATATAAGTTTGCACGAGTATATTCATAATCCTTTTCAATCTCATTTATCTTTGAGACTTCTTTTGGAGGACTCACTTTTTTAGTAGGCACTATATCAGTTTCACTGATATTTAATGCTTTATCAATAGACTCATAGTTTTCCATTAGATATCACTTTGTTTAGTTGGACTGCGATCTCTACTATCACCAAAGAACTCAGATGTTTCACTGAATCCGAAGTCATCGCCTGGAACGATAAGTGCATTATCATTACTATCTATAGCACCATCACTATTGTAATCTTTGGTTGCGGTTGGTTCTACTGTATATCTCATTTCTCTCTTAGCATTTACAGTATCAACACTTGCATATTGATCGACAATAACTTTCTTAATAAGACCCTCTGGATTCTCTGCGATTGGTCCGTATAAGTATGTCTTTGCAACAAATTGGAATGTGTATATCAACGCTCTTCTAGTTGAAAAATCTCCCTCATAATCATCTTGAAAAGTGACGTTGGTGAGCGTTATGGGAACATCTCTTTTTTCACCAATTGAATCAATTAAATTAATTGTGATACTAAATGATGGTTGAAAAAATGGTAATATTTGCTCTACAACTTGTAATGCGTCATCATTAAT